AGAATATTATGATAGTGCATTGTCAAAGTTTGATAAGACTCGTACAGTTGTTGTTTTTTCTGATGATCCTAAATGGTGTAGCACTGAGTTCCCTGATGACAGGTTCCTTATCTCAGAAGGTGGTGACAATCTTGCGGACTTGTGTATGATGAGTATGTGTTCTGATTTTATCATTGCTAACTCATCATTCTCATGGTGGGGATCATGGTTGAGTAAGAGTCCAAACAAAAAAATTATTGCACCAAAAAAATGGTTCGGCACTGGTTATACATCAGCACATGATACGTCTGATTTATACTGTAACAACTGGGAGGTGTTATGACAGAAAGACCACCGTCATACGATCTTACAAAGTGCACTTTTATAATACCACTTAGGATTGAGACTGCTGATAGGATGAGAAATATAACGACATCATTGATATACTTACTCAGTAATTTTGACACTCATATTATTATTAAAGAGTTTGATGCTGAACCTATCTTTGATCTACGTGTTGTTCCCATGTTGGAAGAAATTCTTCCTTATGAGAAATTGTGCAGGATAGATCATCAGTTTGAGAAAACAAATGAGTTTACCTTTCATAGAACAAGATTACTCAACGATATGTTGTGGCAAGTTAAAACTCCAATTACTGTCAATTATGATTGTGATATTATGTTACCTGTTGAGTCATATATCTATGCTCAGAATATGATAATCAATGAGTATAAAGAAAATGAAAACTCCATCCCACCTAAGGTTGTGTACCCTTATGGATTTGGTAATTATCAACATCAATTACATGTGGGTGACAAGGAGGTAACTAATTTTATTAACTCTGGATTTGATTTCAAAAAATTTGAAGGTCACATCAGACAGTGGGATGCTAAGTATGGTTTTTGTCAGTTCTTTGACACTGAGGAATATAAAAAATTAGGTGGAGAAAATGAAAATTTCATTGCCTATGGGTATGAAGATGATGAGAGATTTTTCAGATTCAATATGCTGTCCAGTGTTGCTAGAATAAATGATTTTATTTTTCATTTAGAGCATGGTAGGTCTGCTAACTCTTGGTTCAATAATCCACACATTGAAAGTAACAAATCATTGTGGGAGGAGTTGAAACTAAAAGGTAAGAAAGGATTGACTAAGTATTATGAAAACGTTGACTATCTAAAGAATCGTAATGGACAAAAATAAATCAGCGTTCAAATTAGCAGGGTTTCCAAATGTATTATGGATCAACCTTGACAGGTTTCCTGAACGTAGGGAATATATGGAGGAACAATTTAATTACTGGGAAATAAAAGACCACCATCGTATCACTGCCATTGATGGTGCAGAGTATGAAACCTATCTAAAAGGCACGGTGCCACCTAGTATGAATGATGGTGAGTTAGCATGTGTCATGTCACATTTGAATGCCATCAAATATTTTGTTGAGGAGACAGATCTTGATGAGATAATGATTATGGAAGATGACGTTGATCTGTCAGTGGCAAGACATTGGGACTTCACATGGAAGGATGTGAGACGTAGAGTGCCTGTTGCTTTTGATGCCCTACAACTTACCATTATAAATCCTAATGGTATTACTTTGAAATTACATCATAGATTTATAAATGACTTTTCTGCTGCTTGCTACCTTATTACTCGTCATCATGCAAATAAACTCCTCAAAATACATGGGAGGGGATCGCAATGGAAAATCGACCAAAACATCAGACCAAGAGCAGTCTCGGAAGACTTGATTCTTGACAGTGGAAAATCCTATTCAACTCCGTTGTTTAATTATAGATTGGATATGGGATCAGCAATACATGAGGAACACATAGATATTTTTCACAAAGGAAGTAATAACGCATTAGTAGATTTTTGGAAACAAAATGGTGCCGATGTAAAAATAGAAGAGGTGATGCAATTAGATGAATATTGTGGTAGAATACCACCACAAGTGTATATAAACCAAGGTAAACAGGAGTTACAGAATGTCAATTGAAAGAGTCATGTACGACCAAAAAGGTGGCAATATCCCTGAGGGTTTAGTGCAACCAGATTTTACAGAAATGGTTGACTACGGGCACATTGGTGTGTTTGATAATTTTTTGAGGTGGGAGTTTTGTGATAAAGTTGTAGAGGCATTTGAATTTTGGTACAATAAAAAACATATAAAAACCTCAGAAGATATAAACAAATGGGGAGATGGTACTACTCAATTTCCTCAAGGTGGATTAGGTAGAAAAGATCATCAATTGTATATGGAGGTTGCGGACGCAGCTTACGCAATGGAAATCAATCAAGCAGTTGGTGCTGCCTTTGAAATATATGCTAAAAAATACAAAGGTATAATTGATGCAGCAGATCCTGTATCCTCATGGACATGTAAAATACAGAGAACAGATCCTGGCGGTGGATACCATGTATGGCATTGCGAAAACGGCAATTTTTTGTATCGTGATAGAGTGGTCACATGGATGATATATCTAAATGATATTCCGTTTGAGAGTGGTGGAGCAACTGACTTCTACCATCAACAAAAATCATTCCAACCTAAGAAAGGAACTATTGTGTTGTGGCCTGCAGCATACACTCATGTGCACCGAGGTGCTTTCCTTACAGGAAAAGATTCTAAATATATCGCTACTGGTTGGTTCTCAAGAGAACCAGGCAATGTAACAAATAGAACTCTTGGTGAGTTGACTGGAAAATTAAACCCTGAGGATAAACTAAATTGATTATTTTTTATACATGCGTAACTAATGGTTATGACAAGATAGTTGAACCCTATAAAGACCCAGATGTAAGATATGTGTGTTTTTATGATGATGGTGTTGAACCAGAGGCAGAGGGGTGGGAATATATAAAACTCACAATAGAGGGAACATGTCCAGTAAGAAGATCATATCATCCTAAACATAGACCTGACTTATATTTTGATGAAGGTGCTACTACTGTATGGGTTGATGCATCTTATGAAATAACAGAATCATTAGTCAACGAATCAAAAATTATATTTGAGGATTGTGATTTTGCTTTACAAGAACATCCATCAAAGAGAACATTACCATCAGAGTTTGCAAAATTATATGGCGAAGGATTTTCCACTAAGGAAGAGATACTTAGTATGGCAAGGAAAATAAAAACCATTGGATATACATTGAATGAATATAATCAAACAATCAATAGTGTAGTATGGAGAGTGTTGACACCTGAGGTCATAAAATGGTGTATTATTTGGAGACAATGGTATGATCTTGGCATCAATAGAGATCAAGTATCAAGTGCTATAGCAGAGCATATTATGTCTAATCAATACAGGATACCTATGTCTTTCAAACCTCGTAGAGTAAAGATTAAGGTTGAGATGGAGAGAACAAATAGACAGAAAGAATATTGGCAATCTTATGACATGCATGATAAACCTTCCCTTGAGGAACAAATGAATCTGCTCAGTGAGTTGAGTTTAATATTTGATAGTGATGCAGATAAATTTACCCTAAGCAAGATGTATGCATGTGTAAGATATCCTCCCTTCGAGTTGAATCCAATCACTCAACCTGAGAACATGGTTGTTTATACATGCATAACAAATGGATATGATAAGTTTCCAAAAAATAATTATTATCATCCTGACGTAAGATATGTTTGTTTTCACGATGGTACAATAGACACCACGGTAAAACCTTGGGAGTACATAAAATTAGATGTGGATATTGAGTGTCCTAGAAGGTTATCATTCTATCCTAAGGCAAATCCACATCTCTATTTTCCACCTGGCACAAATACAATATGGATTGATGCTTGCTATCAACTTACCAGAGAGTTTATAACGAGAAGTAAAAAATGTTTTCCATTTACTATGCTTAGACATGCTTCTAAGTTCTCATACTTTGATGAGATGTTAGAGGGTTTTACTTGTGCATTTTTTAGTTATGATGATGGTATATTATTGACCAAAAAATTACAAGAAGCAGGATACAATTTTAGGACTTATGGAAGTCCTCTTGGAACTATCGTATGGAGAACTATGTCATCAAAGATGAAGGAGTTCAATAAACAGTGGTATGATTGGTCACTGGTTGGATGTAATAGAGATCAAATTGCTTTTGATGCAGCATTAAAATTTTCTGGAGTCAAGTTACCTTCAGTATATGAAAACAGAAATGATGCTGGTATAAAATTAGGTTATTATAATAAGAAAGGTAGGTTAGGAAAGCATCCACAGAGAGGAGATTTGAAACAATATAAACGTAAGGTTCAGTTTTTAGGAGAACTTAGTAAGATAACTAATTTGAGTGCTCATTTATATACTGAATATCCAGATCATGAATTTTACATGAGAGTTTATAACATACTATGAAAATAATTATCTACACATCCATAACAGATGACTATGTAGACCTATGTACAGATCTTCCTGAGGGTGCGACTTACATTGTATATGGAGTAGAAAATCCACCTTCTCCTTGGACAGGTGCTAGTATTGAGGATCTTGGTGACCCAGTAAGGTCATCAAGAAAACCAAAGATACTATGTCCGTTTGATCAACCAAACATATACATTGATGCATCAAAGTTACATCTTATTAATGAAGAGTTCTTGAAGTTGAGTGAAGAGATCCTATCTAAAGATAGATTATTTGTAATGCAACATCCTCATCAACATAGTTATCTGGAGGAGTGTGCAGAATATGTCAGTAAAGGGTGGGTTGATAGTGATAAATTATTAGAATTTACCAACTTATTATCAGAAACTCATTTTAATTTTGAGGAATACTTTTCACCTTTGTGTACAATTATTTGGCGAAGTAAGAAGACGGACAATCTCAACGAATTATGGTGGGAGTGGTACAATAAAGGCGGAGTAAGAGATCAGTTATCATTTTCTGTGGCATTACAATTGTCTGGAGTGGATTATGATTTTGAATACTCTAGAACTTTTCTTGATAAATTTACAGACGGTTCTCCAGAAGGTATTTGGTTTACACCATCAGATAAAAATAGATGTGGTGATTATAAGTATG